TATATATATAATATATATACATATATGTATTTATTAAATAAAGAAAGAATTTTTTGTTGACAAAATAAATAATCATTTATACACTTACATACAAAGACATAAACTTATGCCAAAAGAAAAACTTACGTTGTATTTGGAGCATGAACAAATTGCTTGGCTTGATTCCAAAACAAATCCAGAATTAAAAGTATCTGCTGTAGTCAGAAACTTAATAAGAGACAAAATGAATGTCGAATCTAAGAGAAAAGCTAAAAAAAATCCATTTTCAACAGGACTAGACCCATTTTCTTTTTATGTAATTAACAAAGACGTAATACCTGATGATTTAAAAGATTATGCTGATCTTTTAATTGAATGGTGGCCTATCAGGAAGAAAAAAGGTGGATCATGCACTACAAGCGTTGCTGAACGCATCTTTAAGAAGTTAAGGTCATTTCCTACACAAGATAGAAAACAAGCTCTTGAGAACGCTATAGCAGGTGGCTGGAAAGATTTATTTCCATTGAAGCAATCCTACAAACCAGAAGAACCAGAATTTAAGCCTAAATATTTCAAGGCTAGTGATAATGAATTACCACCAACACTTGCTGAAATGGGCAAAACTGCTAAAGAAATGATGGAGGGCAAATGAAAACTATTGAATTATTAAAACCACTCGCTATCTTTAGAGATCAAGAGACTCATAAATACTTTGATGAGACACATCAGAGATGGCTTGCTTTTTCTACAACAGAAGTTTGTAACGAGCTAACAGAAGAGGCAAAAGAAAATATCGAAGCTTATAGATATATTTGGCAGCCTAGAGGAGTTAAAGTGCATGAATGTTTAGCCGAAAAGATGCTTGGTAGTGGAGAGATTGAACCAGGGGATTACGAAGCATGGGTTGGTCCATTACTTGAACATGAACTGTTCACGCATTTTGAACCAATGGCTGTTGAACTTATGATGTCTATACCAGATAAATCAGTTGGAGGTCAGCTTGATTTACTTGGATATGATACTAAAGCTAAGAAAATCAGATTAATTGATTTAAAGACCAAAGGTAATTCAAAGTATGACATCAGGAAACGTGGTAAAGATGGCATGATTCATCTTAAAGATATTGATATGTATTGGAAAGAACCTTATTTAACTGATAAACAGCTAGGTTGTTACATTGAAATGTTGAAACTAAACTATGGGATAACCCCAGATGTATGTAATACAATTTGGGCTTATGAAGGTAGGTGTATCTTAAATAACGAGCAGCCTACTGAAAGATGTCTTGCTGCATGGCAAGAAGCATGGGAAAAGTTTGAATCAAAACAGGAGTTATTTTAAATGCCAGATTTTCCAAAAAATCCATATAAGGGTCAAATCTTTTATGATCCTGACTCTGACACTATCTATGAATATTTTGTTCCTAGAGAGGATGATTATTTGTGTAAAAAATTAAAGATAAAGCCAAAATGGGTTGTGCCTAGTTATGAAAGTGAATTAGTAAATGGTTTGTTTTCGAAAAATGGAAAGGTTAAGTACTTCTCATATAAAAAACTTATAGAAGAGTTTGGTTATACCAAAGAAACAATAGCTGAATTGATGGAAGAACTTAAACAATGAGATATATATTAGATGTCTCAGGAAGAGACTTAAAACTAATACGAGCATCTATTGTTAATTTCCAAAGATCATTAGCTATATCAGATGTGGCTGAGTTTGATGGTTTGATTGATGAACTTGACGATTGTTTTCTAACTGTGACAAGACAGAAAAAAGAACAACTTAAATCTAAAGTAAGAAGAAAATGGAAAATAATGAGATGAAATGTTTTTACAGAGAACTTGATAATAGGAAAAAGTATTTAATTACAAAATTAAATAATGAAATTGCAACACTTGAATGGCAATGGTTTCAACAAGAAATTAGTGACAAAGATTATGTTGTTCAATTTGATGACATACAAAAACGAATTAGGGAATTAGAAGGATGACTAATCCTAATAAAAGAAAAGGAGATAAAGCAGAAAGAGAAGCAGCAGAAGTGCTAACTAAAGCGACAGGTTTTGAATGTAAAAGAAATCTTGCAGCAGGAATACCAGATGATGTTGGAGATATATATGGCATACCAAATTGCGTAGTTCAGGTATGTGATTACAAAGATAAAAACCGAGCCTGTCTTGTTAAGCCTAGAGAAGTAGAAACACAAAGACAAAATGCAAATGTAGATTTTGCTGCAAGCATGGTTAGATTTAGAGGAGGAGAGTGGAGAGTTGTGTTAACACCAGAACAATTCAATACATTGTTACAGGCTGCCTTGCATTAATCATTATATAAATGTAATATAATTAGTACAGTAAACTTTATTTACTAATGACCACAAAAGAAAAACCACTGCCAAAACCGCAGACTCTTTCTGAAGCTCTTGCTATCTTTCAATCAAAAGTTAAATCTGCTGATAAAACAGGTATAGCAAGAGAAACTAGAAAGGATAAAAAAACCAATCAGTATGTAACTACTGAACGGAAGTATTCGACTCTTGTAGATGTTGTTAAAGCAATTCAACCAGCAGCCGAATTAGGTATTTCACATACCCAAACCTTTGACTATATACCTTTAGGAACAGATCAAGTTCTTACAGTTCTTACTACTACTTTATATTTCAAGGATGAAAAACTTGAAAGTAAATTACCTTTAAAAGAACTTAAAAGTTTTAATGTCATGCACGATCTTGGTATAGCAATTACATATACCAGAAGATATGCTCTTGGTGCTGCTTATGGTATAGGTTCTGAGGAAGATGATGATGCTACGTCATTGAATCAACCACCTGCAACTGAACCAGGTACTAGCAGAACACCTACTAAGGCTAATCAAAAACTTGCACCTGTTTCAGAACAAGCCATTAAGAATCCTCCCATAACTACTGAGGCTAGGAATCTTATTATGGATCAGCTTAAGGAGTTAAATAAAACTAATCCTGATGAGTATAAAAAGATAGCCTTATCTTTTATAGAAGAATTTAAAGTTCCTAAACTTTCGGGATTTATTACAGAAGCTAGACATGGTGAGTTTCTTAGTCACGCTATTTCTAAAGTTAATGAGTAGTTATGAATCAAAACGAACTTGTACGACAAGCTAGGGATGAAGTATTAGCTGAACTCACTAGACGTAAGCAAGAACGTAGAAAAAAATATAACACTAATGTTTTAAGTGTTAGAGCTAATGATGAACTTGCTGCTAAAGTTAGAGACTATTGTAAAAAAAACAAAGTCTCTACAAATCAATTTTTCAAAACTTTATTAATTAATTTCTTTAAAAACAATGGCTGAAAATCAATTTAATCCAGCACTTCCATTACCTATCAAATGGTCTATAGGTGATGATCGTTTTAACGAAGGCCAACAGGTCTTGAGTCTCACAATTCCAGTTGACTCTGTTACACATTTCATAGATCATTTACAAAACCTAGTAGATCAAAAAGCTAA